ACGGTGGGAGAATGATGGCTAAATATATATCGAATGCATTGAAAGTAAAGCGCGAACTCTTATTCAAAGAACGGAAAGCTTTGCACTCTGCAGGGCTGGTGGTGCAAAAGCACGTTACCAGGAATATAAATATGCTCGGAATCGTTGACACCGGTCGCCTAAAAGGTGATTACAAATTCAAAGTTGTAATGAAAAACTTGACCGTTTATAACGGAACCAATGTTGATTATGCAGGATACCAGGAGTTTGGAACCGGAGTTTTTGCCGAAGGTGGCATGGGACGACAAGAACCTTGGGCTTTCAAAACAGCAAACGGGGTTTGGGCTACTACAGAGGGACAGGTTGCCAGGCCACATTTGCGACCGGCATATACTCAGAACGTGGGAGAAATTCAACGGGTTATGAGTAGGGAGCTATCAGCATGACATCAATAAGAACTATGGTTTATGCAAAGGCCGCCGCTATAGCCGACCGGGTATTTTTTGTAAAAGCTCCGGAGGGAACTACATTTCCTTATGTGGTGTTCTCTTTCCCGGATGAGGGGAGGGCATATCATCAGCAAATTGAAAAGATGCTGCAGCTTAGGGTTTACGACCACGAAAAAGACGGCTACACTGTAGCCACCGAGATCGAAACGTTAACCGATGAGCTGGAAGAGGCATTTGATTATAAGACGGCAAGCCATGAGACTACAACAGCATGGTTTCGGAAGATCGGAAGAAATGAGATCCCGTTCCCAGAGGACGATGAAACTTGGGGCAGGGAATTATTGTTTGAAATGAGAAATTATAAGCTGGGGGTATAACCATGGCACTTATAGCAGGACAGGTAAATAAGATTTTATTGGATACTGGAGTCGTTTACATAAATGGAAATATGTTGGCTCCATGTGAGGGAGACAACAGCTTTGTTGTTGATGTTGAATATAGGAACATTCCCTATAATGGATCAGCGGGAAAGACAAAGGGATTAAAGAGGATACTGAGAGAGAACGCGATTTTGACCGTTCATCCGAAAGGACTAACACAAAGCATTCTCAATTATGCTCTTCCCGGCTCAGAACTGGACGGCGCTGCAATCGAAAGCGCAGGCGGCAGAAAAGTTATTCTGGATGCAAAATACATTGATGAGGTCGTTCTTGTTGGTGACCAGAAGGATGGGAACACAAAGGTAATAACGCTCTACAGGGCACTTGCCGACAATGGGTTGACTTTGACTCTGGCAGAGGATTCGGAAACGATCCTGGAGCTAGCGTTCGCGGCTCATTACGATCCTACCGACCTTGCGGATCCTATTTATACGATTGAAGATGCTGCTTACTACGGCTCTTAGAATCAGATCTTAATTAATCCCGGCGTTGGCCGGGATATTTCATAAGGAGCGAGAAATGATTAAAACCAAGCACCTATTTAAATTATCTGCAATGGTAGATAAGATGGAGCTAGATGAAGAACTGAAACTGTTACTCGGTAAAGAAAAAGCAATGAGCGATCAGGAATTAGGCCAAACGATGATTATGGCAATCGTCAAAAAAATGCACAGGGCACAAAAAGAGACTGTTGATTTATTGGCCTCTGTTACCGGAAAAACAAAAGCACAAATTGAGGATCTTCCTATAACTGATTTGATTGAGCTTTTCAAGACAATCCTATCCGAAGAAGGTGTTCTCGATTTTTTATCCAAACAGCCGGAGGGCTGAAACCAGAAGAGGTTTGGTCGTTAATTTCTCGATACGGAGCGGAGGGTTTTAATCTTCCGCTTGTATATGGGCTTCGGTTGGCGCGGCAAGCGGCCGAAGAGCGGCTTGAGGGGCGTGTCTGGCTGTATTACTGCAGCACAGTCGCCTATCAGGACAAGAAACACGCTACCAGTTACGAGGATATGATGAAAAAGTTACGCTTGCCAAAACAGTCAACAGAAGCAACCATATCAAAAGAACAACTCAACAAATATGATAATGTATACAAACTCTCTATGAAAAAAAAGGCAAAGTTAAAAAAAGCCAGGAGTGAGAAAAAATGAACGTTTTTGAACTCTTTGGATCAATAGCAATAAAAGGCGGGGACGATGCGAACCGCCAAATTGATAACTTGGATAAAGGCGGGAAAAGAGCCTCTTCCTCTGTTGGTAGACTCGAAAAAGTATCGGTAGCAGCCGGAAAAGCCATGAAAATTGCTTTTATCGGAGCCGCTGCAGCTATCGGATTACTCGCGGTTGGACTCACTAAAGCAGTCAAGGAAGCGGCAGATTTAGAGCAGATTACTGTTGCTTATGAGGTACTTATCGGCGACGTTGAAAAAGCCGGAAAAGTCATAAACGACATAAAAAAAGCATCAGCAAAAACCCCGTTTCAATTTAAAGATCTTGCAAAACAAGGCCAGACCTTAATGGCCTTTGGTATTGAGGCCGATATAGTCGTCGATAAAATGATGATGCTCGGTGACGTTTCGATGGGTAATTCTGTCAAGATGGAATCCATTGTCAGAGCATACGGAAAGATCCAAGCTAAGGGAAAGGCATCACTGGAAGAGCTTAATATGCTCACAGAAAATGGTGTACCTATCCTAGAGGCTCTTTCTGATCAATACGAAGTAACTACCGCTGAAATGTTCAAAATGATCACCGCGGGTGTTGTCGGCTTTGCAGATGTTGACCAGGCAATACAAAGCATGACCTCCGAGGGCGGGAAATTTTACGGCATGTTGGACAAACAGAGTAAAACCTTTACCGGACGGATAAGTACATTACGCGATAATATTCAGATGCTTTTTGCTGAGGTTGGATCGAAACTATTACCGGTTATCGGTCCTGTTATTGACAAATTTACCACTAAGATAAAAACCGCACTTGAAGAACTGACAGACGGCAAGGGACCACTTGCGAAATTCACTGAGGTTATGGTTAATATCATCGCGTGGGCGGTTAATAATATCCCGAAAATCGGGATAACTTTTGAGTACGTGGGAGAGATCGCAAAACTTGTAGCGGAGGGAATCGGGCAAGTATTCGATACCGTATCCACTAAAGTCAAGGCGATAATCTCAGCCCTCGGACTTGATACTGCTATAACCTCACTTTTTAATGTTTCAATCCAGTTAATTGGTGACACGTACAAAGCGTTCAAAAAAGGCATAGATACCGGGGATTGGTCAGATTTCTTTGATATATCCATAGACTGGACAAAGGCAATTCTGACCATTTATGCAACCGTAGCACTTGCAACAGATATTGCAGCGACAGTTTCTGGGCTTTTTTCTTCACTTTCTGCCGCCTTTTTAGGAACAAAGTTCTTGACCGGAATCAAAGGAATCGGGATCGGTGGGGTAATTGCCGGGGTATCAGTAGTAATTGCAATTGCTGATACAATAAACGATCCAGAAAAAGGTTGGGGCGCTTTATCTGTAAATGTTGGGGCGGCGATTCTTGCCGGGCTTGTTGGGGTATTTCTCACAGGATCAATGAAATCTGGATACCTTGTTTTCACCATAGCATTGAATTTTGGAATAGGTGAAAAGATAAAAGAGGGAGCGGAAAAATCTGCCGAGGCCTTTACAGAGGGAGTTGAAGCAGGGAATAAACCCATAAATGTACTTGTTGGCACAGTTACCGCACCGGCTGGCTGGTCGGACGAATTAACCGAACAGCTTGCAGACGATATACAAACTGGGGTAAAAAGAGCCTTAAAAACCTTCGATCTCGTAGGTGCAATAATAGAACTTGTTAAGCTCGCAATAGACAATAAAGACCTCGAAGTCGAAAGTGAGGCCGTCGGGGAAAGTATCGTTGACGATGTAATTACAGGAATGGGAAGCAGAAAAAATGTGTTTCAAAAAGCATGGGATAAATTTTGGGGGTGGTTTAAAATACCCACTATTCCAGAAAAAGAGGTACCGTTAACAAAACTATCTTTCATACCGGGTAAAGATTCGGCTATGAAAATTGTAAAAATCGGAAAAAGAGACGGCGAAGAATACAACAATGGATTAGTAATCGGCCTTAATTCAAAAGCCGGAGACGTAGCAACGAAAGTTGGAGAGATAGCAGAGAAAACAACAGACACCTTTGTTGAGGTTTTAGAAGATCCAAGCATAACCACACAAATAGCAGACGCAACAAAACGATGGTGGGATGCCATAACCGCACCGGGAACAATGGATTCCGACGATATACTAAATGATATTCTCGGCGGAGCAGAGCAAACGGTCGATGATCTTGACGACCTCGCAACCGGAGCAGAAACATTCTGGGATAGAATTACTAAAGCAGCGGTTGACACCGGCGTTTCAATAGCGGTACTTGCAGGTAAATGGAGTGCCGCACTCAGTACAATGCTTTCAGATGTTATGACTTTTGTTATCGAAACCGGTATAGCATTTGGAAACGGGACAGCAGAATGGGGAGATATATTTGATAATTTTGGGGCTATAGTTGTAAAAGTTATAGTAGCAATATTCGCGGCGCTTGTAACAGGAATAGCAGCCGCAATGGTTGCAGAAGGAACGTGGCTAGCTACACTCATGACAGATATAGCAACGGCAATATTGGGTTGGCTTTCCCTTGCATTTGCCGCGCTTACTGCATGGTTTGCTTTTTTAGGACCTTTCGCACCAGTGGCAGCAGGAGTAGTACTAGCGGCAGCGGTAGCAGCGATAGCAGCACTCGGAGCTTGGGCTATTAGTGCG